GGCCCCCGAGAAGGGGCCTGAGTGCCCCGCTTAGCTCAGGAGAGAGAGAACCTGAGCGTCGGGACCGTCCTCGATTTTCGAGGGCACTGAAAGCCGCGTACGGTCGCTAGGCGACAAGCCGAAGCGGCTACCAAACTTCAACATCAGATCAGCGGCATCCCGCATCACCTGAGCGGCTGGATTCTTGACCAATCCGCCGTCTCTGCCGGCCACAAGAGGGCCGTATTCGCGCATTGCAGCCCGAGCCTGGTCGAAGGTTGCCCAGGCTTCGCAGTAGGCCACCAGATAAGCCCTGTCGACCTTCGTAAGCAGGCCCAGGGCGTCAAGCTCGGGGACGACACGGCCCCATTCGGCCAACGCTTCGCCCTGAAGATCAGCGGGGGGCCTAGGGGCACCCCGAGTAGGCTCCGGTTCGGCACCAGAAAGCTTCTTCTTCGAGGGATTGCCCTTCAGCTCGACAAGCTTCGAGGGCATAGGCGGCGGTCCAGCCATGTCGTCGACCTCTTTCGGTTCGGAATCCCCTTCTCTGGGAAACAAATCTGTTTGGCGTGCGGAGTGATCCGCACGGATACGGGCCTAGGCGGTTGCATGCTCCGTCATCCGGCCAGGGCCGGAATCCCACGAACTCAGGCGAACCCCCGCGCGCTCATTCCGAGGGAAGGCGGCGGGTGCGGGGAAGGATCTTAAAAAAGTTTCAGATCCCCCTTCCCCAAATAATCCTGAGAATCTGAGCCAGATTGGCTTGACATTGCTTGATCTGGTGTGTTCTCGGGATGATGGGGCCCCGAGGGGGCCCTTAACCCGCTCTCGCGGTGCGGCTGATCCCTTGGGGAGTCTTGGGGGTCGAGCTATGCGGCCCTATGGGGGCCGTGCATAGGGCTAGTACCTTTTCCCTTTTCGGTAATCATTCTCTCTGCGTGTATTGCATGAGCGACAGAGAACACGAACGTTATCTATTACGTTCGTGCCACCTTCCTTAAGGGGAATGATGTGGTCACCGGTTAGGTCTTTATCGGTACCACAGAATAGGCAATAGGGCTGAAGCCTAATAGCTTCAGCTCTTACCTTCTGCCATTGGTAGTCGTACTGCCCTGGCCTTCGAGTGTTCTTACTCTTGTGCTTGCGTGGTGTGGCGGTAGCACATAGGGCACAGGGTGTGCCTAGGGGGTGCAGCCTTTTGTGACGGGAGCACATTGTGTAGGGCATGGGGGGTACCCCCTTTCTGGGGGGTGCCCCCTTCATTAGCTATAGAACTGTTAGAAGCCAGGGCGGGTAAGCCCTGGCTCTAGAAGAGTCTTCCTATAGGGCACCCGGAAGGGTGCCCCTTCTACTGCTCTCTGTCGTTCGCAGTAGCTCTATAGCTCTCTGTCCCCCCATCCCCCCCGGTCTCGCTCGCTTCGCTCACTCAACCGGACCCCCTTACCCCCTACGGAGGCTGTAGACCTGTTACGACGGCCGAGGCCCTACGAAGGGGCCTCTGACCTGGGCAACCTTGCAACCGCCAGGGCAACGAACCTAGCATTTGGAATGTCAGCAGGAAGGGCCCCGAGGGGGGCCGAGAAGCCTGTTTAAACCGCCCTGGAAAGAGGCTCCGTGTTCCTTCACCCGAAGAGTGTTGCGGCTACGAATCGGTACGTCGAGAACGGTCCCGAGGACCGCTCTCCGTCCTTCAAGCATGACTTTGCCGGCCGCGTGGAAGCGAAGGGCGGAATTCTCCGCTACAGCACCACCAGCCCCGCCCAGAAGGGCCAGAAGAAGGGCCGTGCGGCTTCCGCCATGGCGCGTATCGCTCAGGCCGGAAACTAGTATTAGGAACCTCGGGAAGGCGATTCGGTGACTCTGGTCAAGGCTCTTCAGATGATCGGCCCCTTTGAGGGCCTTCCGCACTACGAAACCGCGGTGGCGCAACTTCACGTAGCGGCCACGAAGGGAAAGCGCGACCTTCACCAGGCCGCTTACCGAATGCGTGATGCCTTCTCGGTCTATCAGTACGCCGTGAACTACGGCACCCCCGAGTGAACGAGGAACTGGCCGTAATCACTGAATACGGCCTTCTCTTCGCTGGTCTGTTCGCCCTTACCGGTTTTATGACCCTGGCCTTCATCGACCTTTGGTCGTCCTGGAAGGAAAAGCCCCGTGAGCGACTTCGAAGTAATCGACCTCGGCACGCTCGACCCCGAGGAGCGGGAACGGATACTCAGAGACCTTCATGGAGCCGAGAACGACTGTGAGTGAGGCTGTAGCGACCGTTCCGAGTGAGGACATGGCCAGGGTTGTCTATAACGCCCTGTCCTTCCTTCCGGCCCGCTCGATGGTCAAGACCGCTCGCCTAGAACTGTCCTCGGACGGCCTACGGGCCACCGGTACGGACGGATACGCCATCGGGCAAGACTGGTGCCCCGTGGAGGACTACAGCGGCCCCCAGGGCGGCCTTACGGTCCATGTTGACCGGTCGGTGTTGGCAGACCTCGACACGGCCGGACGGAAGGACAAGAAGGGCTTCGGGAAGCTCGAACTCAGGCCCGGTGACGGCCTGGTGTTCCGCCCTGGCAACAACGACACCCCTTCGGCCGGACAGGACTTGTCGGCCACGGCCGAACCTGTCTGGGACTTCATCGACGACCTGTTTACACGGCTTGCCGGCCGACCCCTGGCCCTGCCCGAGCTGGTCGCGTTCGACGCTGCCCTACTGGCCCGTTTCTCGAAGGTGAAGGCACCGAAGGTCAAGCTCGAAGGTTCGGGCGCCAACCTAGAACGCTGCCTAGACATGTGCGTCTTCAACGCGAAGGAACCGATCCTGATCAAGATAGGGCCCACCTTCAAGGGCGTGATCATGCCGATTGACAGGGACGTTCACGCCGAGAACGTCGGACCCGAGGGGCTTTGGTGAACTACACGCCGTGCGAGGAATACGGCTGTGACATGCAAGTTGTCGACGTGCACGCCGAGACCCTTGTCTATCGTTGCTCTGATTGCGGCTTTGAGTACGAGGACTGAAACAAGAAACCCCCCGAGCCCTTCAGGGCCGGGGGGTCCTCTGCGTTGCTGGCCTAGTTGCTAGACCCGTCCCATTCCTCGATCGGGACCACGGCGTGAGCACTAGGCCGACCAGGGCGGCGCTTAGGCTTCGGCCTCGGGTCGCCCTCGACGCCGAGGACGTACAGCTTGACCAGGGGCGCCTTATGGGTGCCGCACAGGTCTACGTCCCTGGGCGTACCTTCGCGGATGATCGTGAAGCCCTCAACATCCTCTTCACTGCCGCACTCGTCGCACTTCACTAGCTCGATGACTTCTCTAGCCACGGCCCGCCCTCCTCTCGTCAAGCGGGACGATCTTACCGGGGTCTACGTCCGCGGTGAGGAACGGCTTCCCCTTCATCATCTGGGCGTAACGCGCCCGCTCTACGTCCAATCCTAGGTACCGCTCGGTCGTTTCGACCCGCTTGTGATTCAGGGCGGCCTGAGTGATGCGAAGGGCCGTGTCGTGACCAGCTTCCGACGCGTCATCGAACACGATCCGGCCGAAGCTACGGCGCACGGTGTGCCACCCGTCGCCAGGCTCTAGCTCGATCTCGGCACGCTCCGCCATGCCCTGAATGATCAGCCGAGGGTTCGTGACCTTCGCCGAGGGATTGAGGTTCCGGGGCGTACGCCCCCCGCCCTTCACGAAGCGGTTCTTGTGGTAGGCCGGAAACAGCCGATAGTGCCGGTCGAGCTTGCCCACGGCGTCCCCGTAGAAGATGAGCCAGTCTCGAAGCTCCCTGTCGAGATCGAGCGACAGGGGAAGCGTCTCCTCCTCGTTTGTCTTGATCAGCTTCACGTACAGCTCACCCTTCGGAAGGCTCACGTCCCGAACGGTCATGGCGAGAGCTTCACTGATCCGAACCCCGGTGTTCGCCACGAAGGCAGTCAAGGCACGATCACGGGGGTTCTCTGCACAGTCGAGCAGCCGACGAAGCTCGGGGCGAGTCATGCGGTAGCGGTTGCGGTTGGTTCGGCCGCCCTTCTTCTCGATCTCGGCCACCATGGCTTCACCGCTGAACCTTGACCAGCCTCGACGGTGGCAGTAGTCGAAGAACCGCTTCATGACGCCACGGTGTTTGACCATGGTCGACCGGCCACAAGAGGCCGTGAGGCTCTTCCCAGGGCCATAGAAGAAGTCTTCGACGTGCTCAGCGCCGAGACTGCCCACCTGGCAGTCATTCACTCGGGCCGTGAAGCGGTTCAGCAACGAGCGGTAGTCGTAGTGGATCGTCTCGGAAGTCGACTTCCTCATGGTGAGCTGAAGCCAGTCACTCACCGCGATACTAAGTTTTGGCGTTGTACGTCGAGCCACGCGAACCTCCGATTTGGAACCCGTACCTGGAAGCGCGTAGCCGCAGGTGAAAGCGCCGGAACCTAGGTTCTGATACTAGCATTGGGAACATGGTCTGCGGCGACTGGAATTTGCCCTCTGACCTGCGGAAACGCGCGGCTTAACACGTCACGGTACGGCCCTAGCTGGGGGTCGGCAACCCCCTTCGAACATCTGCGTTCGAACATGCTTACGACACGGGAACGTAAAGGTTTCTAGCATTTGGCTTAAGCCGTACAACCCCCCATCGTTACCGCGTGTAAACTAGGTTCCGAACCTGGACGGGATGAACGCTTGACTAGGTTCCCATTGACACCTTGTCAGGTACACCCGTACCTTCCGACATGAAACTTGCCAGCCACACGAAAGGGCAACCCCCATGCCGGCCCCGCGACAACTGCCAACGAGCGACGTACTGAGACAGCTACGCGCCCAGGGCAAGACCTATGAAGAGATCGGCGACATGTACGGCGTGACGAAGGGTGCCGTGTATTGGCAGCTTCGTGATGCTGGTCTGGCTAAGGCCCGTCCCGACCACTCGAAGTACATCCCTTGGAAGATCAGGACTGACCACGCGCACGCGAAGCCCGCGACAATGCTTCGCCTGCACAGTCGACGGGAGCAAGGGGACACCATCCCTGCCGTGAAGGCCCGGATGCTGGATAAGTGGCTTGCGGAGATCAAGGAAGCCGATGTGGTGGTCTGCTATGACCGCACCATGGCCCCCAATCCCGCTTCAACCACTGGTGGCTTCTACTACTCGAAGCGGCGCCCCGAGGACGGGGACAGTCTCGTTCGAGCGGGTAAGCCTGGTGACACTGAGAGCATTCCTAGAGTCGTAGACCCCTCGGGCAGTCGCTAGCCGCTCTACGGCTAGCCTCGGGGGGAAGCATCGAGGGCCGTCCTTCTGCGGGAAGGGCGGCCTTTTTGCTGCCCTGAACCTAGTATTTGACTCCGCCAGGGGATTCGGGCGAGTATAGGTATGTCAGCGAGGGAGGGACGCGGAGGAACCGGCAACGAATGCCGGGGACGCACCCAACACCAAGCAGTCAGACACCCCCCGGTATTGCGAGGCCCAATTGACGAACGCATGTGAAGGAAACCCTGACTACTGGTTTTCCGAGAACCCCGCCGAGATAGACCACGCCAAGCAGGCGTGCGGCTTCTGCCCGGTACGCACCGAGTGTGCCGAAATAGGCGAAGATGAAGAGTTTGGTGTATGGGGTGGACAGTCCCCCGAGGAGCGAAGAGCCGCGAAGCGGTTCCGCGTAGTCCTGATCGAAGAATGGACTAATTCTAAGATCAACAGTATGCGCGCTGACAACATGTCGATCTCGGCCATGTCGCGTGAACTAGGCATTCCTAGAAAGACGTTGGCCGATCGGCTTCGCCGAATGACTGGCCTTGTTGCCTGATAGGCAACAGACCCTCTCATGATCGTTCCATTGCGAGTGCAATGGTTTGGTAAAACCGCCAGATCAGATGTGAGAGAAGTGTAAGGAAGCGCAAAGAATCCGTTAAGGTTCAACAAGCACGCATCCCCAGGGGGGAAGCAGCGGGCGCGATGATCGCTATTGGTGGCTACGTCAGTCGGGACGATGCGCAATGCTCTTGGGGAATTCCACGGGACTGGATTTGAACCACGCGGGTGTGGACCTTCAGGGAGTAGACATTCTCTGGGACCTCCCGCAGATCTTGACGATTGCCAGAGTGCGCTATAAGAACGGCACTCGGATTGAGTTCGCGCACTGTCGCACGAACGCCGAGCCCGAGGACGTCGAGCTTGGCCGAGGGATGATCCCTGAAAGGTGCATGCCCTTGCGGGGATGGTACAGCGACACTCTCGGGTGTGGTCATGGTGACGAATACACCACGGCGTATTGGGTCTTCGAATGATCGATGAAGACTTACGGTCGACAAGCGAATATAGATAGCAGGGGCAGTTAGGAAGTAGCTGCCCCTTCTTCATGCCCTGAACCTAGTATTTGGAACAGAGAGAGAGTCCAACATGAGCGCCTTCGACACGACGAAGAACACCCCCGCTATGAAGTTCGCCGACCTCGACGGCCACCCGATCACTGTCCGCCCGACCTTCGATGCTGGCATGGGCCGGAACGTGGTCGAGCTGGTCGTGAACGGCACGACCGTGAAGCTCTCGAACGCTGCCGTTCCTAAGTTCGTGGACGGGGTCACCATGGCGGCCTTCGTGGGCGAGATTGAGAACGTCGCCCTGGCCGTCGAGACCCCGGTTAGCGAGTGAGCGCGGCCCCCCTAACTCACCGGTCCGTCTCGCAGTATTCGAGCTTCGTCCGATGCGGTGAGGCGTACAGGCTAGAGAAGATCGCTAAGGCCCCCCAGAATCAAGCCGCATGGTTCATTCAAGGCACGGCCTTTCATGAGGCTATCGAGAAGTGGGAACGGTCCTTCAGGGCCTACGGCCCCGACCAGATGGCCGAATGGTACGAAGAAGCCTGGGATCGGGAGATGGCCGCCGCCCTGGCCGTCGAGCCGGACACTTCCCGATGGCTCACCGGTGGCGTGACGAAGCCTGAGACCGATATCAAGAGGCGCAGAGAGCGCGGTCGGGATCAGGTAGAAGCGTACTTCGAATACGCGATAGAGGCCCCGGAACGTGTCTGGCAACCGGTCGACGGAATGCCCGCCGTCGAGCTTCCGTTCACGCTCGACCTCGGCGGAATCACGATCCGCGGGTTCATCGATCAGGTGATGGAGTACCCGGACGGCCACCTACGGGTGCGCGACCTGAAGACCGGAACGAAGCTCCCTGATACGGCCTTTCAGCTAGCCATTTATGACCATGCCCTAGACGATCTCTTCGGCGTGAAGCCTGGCTTCGGCGATTACTTCATGGCGAAGAACAACGCCCCCACCGAACCTTGGAACCTTCAGAACTACTCGCGAGAGAAAGTCACCCGATGGTTCCGCAACATGGATAAGGCCGTAAGACTCGGCCTCTTCCTTCCCAACCCTGGCGACGCGTGCCGCACCTGTACGGTCCGGCGATATTGCGACTTCAACGGAATCGACGCGAGCCAATACCCCTATGAGGAGACTGTAAGTGCCTGAGATCAGCGTGACCATGAAGGCCCATGGCGGCCACGATGCTTCCTGGGTCGTCATCAAGGCCGAGAGCCTGGGGGAGTTGACCGACATTCTCGACGGCTACTCGGCTTCGGGTGTCTCGGCTCTCGTCGGCGGTGCGGTTACCGCGCTGCGGGCCGAAGAGATCCTTGGGGCCCAGCTTGGGGCGCGTCCGGTGGCTCACCCCGGACAGTTTGACCAGGGCGGCCAGAGCGGCGCTCAGGCGCCCTCTCAGGCCCCTTCCGGAGGAAATGCCGGCCAGACCCCCTATGGGAATGCGCCCACCTGCCCGCACGGCACGAAGCGATTCCTGGAGAAGCCTTACCGGAACAAGCCTGGCATGTGGAAGGCGTGGGCCTGCCCCGCCCCGCAGGGAACCCCGGACGCGTGCTCTCTGGAGTTCATTAAGTAGGGCCGAAACTAGTATTTGGCACGGTAGGGGCGCGGCTACCGGAATCAACGCGCACCCTCTCACCCCGTTTAAACCCGTCAAGGGAGATACAGCCATGCCTTCTTTCGCCACCGCCACCGCGAAGCGTGACGCCGCCATTGCCCAGGTCGACGCGAACACCGACGACGAATGGAAGCGGTACGCCCTCGGCTTCGTCGCCGAGCTTTCCGGGCACCTCGAAGAGTTCACTACTGACGATCTCTGGGACGCCGGTCTTATCAAGCCGCGGGAGCCTCGCGCCCTCGGTCCCGTGATGCGTCGAGCCGCGAAGCGCGGCCTTATCTCGACCACGGGCGAATTCCGGAAGAGCCGTTACCGCAACTGTGCCCCCCTGCCTGTCTGGTCTGCCAACTAAGCCCCCTCGAAGGACCGCCCTTGTACACGATCGTTCGAGCTAAGGGCGACGCTGGAAAGACCGGCGAACCCCTCCCTACCCTCTTTAAGACCTTCGCCGCGAATACCGTGCACTTCCGCCGAGGACAGTTCACGATTATCTCTGCGGCCCCTGGCGTCGGTAAGTCTGCTCTCAGTATGGCTTTGGCCCTTCACGCCCGTGTGCCGGCCTTCTATTTCAGCGCGGACACCGACCCGCAAACCATGTTTGTCCGGTGTGCTGCGAACGTGTCCGGTTGGGCCACACGGGATATCGAGAACGCCCTAGAGCATGGCAACACGAAGGCCGTAGAAGCTCAGCTTGACGGCTTCGATCACCTCCGGTGGGACTTCACCGCGTCTCTCTCGATTGACGACCTCGAAGGGGAGCTAAAGGCTTTCGCGGTCACTTACGGGGCCTGGCCGGAACTCATCATCGTTGACAACCTGAGCAACGTTCAGCCGGACGCCGAGGGCGACAGTAATTCCTATGTCGCCCTAGAGAAGGTCTGTGAGTACCTTCATGAGCTTGCCCGCATGACGGGCGCGTGCGTGGTCGCCCTGCACCACGTAAAGGGCGACAGCAACGACGGTAACCAGCCCGTTCCCCTGTCTCAGATCAAGGGGCAGATAGGCCGCGTGCCGGAAATGATCCTCACCCTTCACCGGATCGGCGACGACGCTTCTCGACAGATGGGCGTATCCGTCGTGAAGAACCGTACGGGGAAGGCTGACGCTTCCGGCGCCATGACTCTTTATCTCGATGCCGACATGGAGCGAATGAGGCTCACCGGATGATCGAGATAGACGTGAACGGCACCCCTGCCCCCCAGGGCAGTAAGAGGCACGTTGGCGGGGGTCGAATGGTGGAGTCCTCGAAGAAGGTCAAGCCGTGGCGTAGCGCCATTTCGACCGAGGCCGCGAACCACACCTTCGACCCCTGGCCGTATGTCGGTGTCTTCGTGATCTTCCGGTTGAAGCGACCGAAGAGCCATTACCGCACCGGTCGGTTTGCCGACCAGCTCAGGGCGGATGCCCCTCTGTATCCGGCGAAGTATCCCGACCTCGACAAGCTGTGTCGCTCGACCCTCGACGGCCTAAAAGCAGGTGGGGCCTTCGGGGATGACGCCCAGGTGGTCACCCTCGAAGCCGCGAAGCTCTACGCGGACGGCAGGGAACCGGGCGCAAGGATTCGGGTCTTCCCCGTTCTTTGATTCCGCCACCCCTACGAAACTAGTATTTGGAACGTAAGGGAGGGCGGATGGAAAAGCCCCCGATAGCGGAAGTGCTAGAGCACTACGGCGCAACGGATGTGCCGGAAGGATCGCGCTTCCGAAAGATGAAGTGCCCCTTTCATGAAGACCGAAACGCTTCGGCTTCTGTGTGCACTGAAGAGAACCGATTCCGTTGCTTCGCTTGCGATATCTCGGGCGACAGCTTTGACGTGATCGCCGACCAGGAAGGATGCCGCGATTTCTCTTGTACCCGATCCTGCGCAGAAAAGCTTCTTGGAGGAAGCTACGGCGCGATACGAGGGGGACCTAACCAGAAGCCCCGCCGCCGTGGCGTATTTGAAGAGTCGGGGCCTGTCCGAGGACAACGCAGCATCCTTCAGGCTGGGCTACGTCGAAAGCCCCTTGCCGGGGCATGAAACCGCCCGAGGAATGCTAGCGGTTCCCTACCTCACCAGGGCCGGAGTAATGACGGTGCGATTCCGTCGACTCGGCGACGGGGACGGACCGAAATACCGCAGCGTTCCCGGTGACCCCCCGCGGATCTACAACGCGAATGCGCTTCTCGTCCCCTCGGACCATATCGCCATCTGTGAAGGCGAATTCGACGCGATAGCGGCGAACGAAGCGGGGATTCCCGCAATCGGTATCGCCGGTGTGAGCGCATGGAAGAGCTACTTTGCCCGGTGCTTCAAGGGCTATAAGGCCGTGTACATCCTGGCCGACCAGGACGACAAGGGGCAAGGAATGGAGTTCGCCGAGAAGGTCGCCGAACAGATCAAGAGCGCCCGGATAAGCCCCATGCCGGCCGGACACGACGTGAATTCGTACGTCCTAGAGAACGGCCGTGAAGCCCTTCTAGACCGATTGGAGATCAAGCGATGACCAGTGAGGAACTGGCCGACGAGGTAGGCCACTTCATCGACGAGTGCCGAGGGCGAATCCTCGGCATCGGTGCCGAACAGTACGAAGAGCAGGACGGGCAGAAGTTCGAGAAGATGCCCTTCCCCGAGCTTCTTCAGTACGCCAGGGAAGAGGCTCAAGACCTGGCCGTGTATGCGGCCATGCTGGACATTCGCCTTCGCCGCCTCGCCATTCTCTTTGAGCGCGGAAACTAGTATTGGGAAAGCCTCGACTGCTTGACCTTTACTGCTGTGCTGGTGGTGCTGGTGCTGGATACGCACAAGCGGGATTCGAAGTGGTCGGGGTGGACATCAACCCCCAACGCCACTACCCGTACGAATTCATGCAGGGCGACGCCCTCGAAATCCTCGCCGAGATCGGCCACGAATTCGACGCTATCCACGCATCGCCACCGTGCCAGGGCTATTCCTGGGCCCAGCGAATACGCGACAACGAACACCCCCTATCGATCGATGACGTCCGGTCCGCCCTAGTGGCAACCGGAAAGCCTTACATCATCGAGAACGTAAAGGGTGCCCCCCTGAAAGACCCGGTCATGTTGTGCGGAGCCATGTTCGGGCTTCGGACCTATCGACACCGAATCTTCGAAGGGTCCATACCGCTAACCGCCCCGGATCATCCGGAACACGTCGCCCCTCAAAACAAGATGGGGCGCGTCTGCCAGCCTCACGAATTCATGCACATCGTTGGGAACTTCATTGGTGCCGAGCTAGCTCGGGAAATCATGGAATGCCCGTGGATGAGTCGACGCGAATTGCGTGAAGCGATACCGCCCGCATACACGCGCCACCTCGGCGCGCAGTTGCTCGCCCACGTCGAGAAAGAGAAGCCTTGAAGCGAATCGTCGTTCTGTCGGACATGCAGATTCCGTATCACGACCGAAGGGCCGTGCGGAACGTCCTCAACTTCATTGCCGAGTATCGGCCGGACGAGATAGCGAGCGTGGGGGATGAAGTCGACTTCCCCCAGATCAGCCGTTGGACGCGCGGCACCGCGGGTGAGTACAAGGGTGACCTTCAGGCCCATTGCGACGCTGGAAAGCGGGTTTTTGCCGGCCTGCGGGCCGTCCATGACGGGCCCATTCACGTAAGCCGCTCGAACCACATGGACCGGCCCCTTACCTACGTGAGGACCAGGGCCCCCGGCCTTATGGGACTGAAGGCCCTCGAAGTGCCGAGCTTGCTCGACTTCGAGAAGTACGGCGTGACCTACCACGAAGAGCCGTACGAGATTGCCCCCGGTTGGCTTCTCGCCCATGGCGACGAAGGGGGTAGCTCCCGAATGCCGGGCGGTACCGCCCTGTCCCTGGCCCGTAAGTGGGGTTACTCGGTCGTGTGCGGCCACACTCACAAGCTCGGGATTCAGCACGAACACATGACCGTGAATTCGAAGCTGGTCAAGGAACGCTTCGGCTTCGAGGTCGGAAACCTTATGGAGCTGAAGAGTGCCCACTATCTGAAGGCCGGTCACGCCAACTGGAATCAGGGCTTCGGAATCCTCTACGTCGACAAGAACCGGGTAACCCCTGCCCCGGTGTTTATCAAGCCGAACGGAACCTTCGTGGTCGAAGGACGTACATACGGCGTCAAGGCCGCTTAGGAGACACGCAAATGATTGACTGGACGAAGTACACGAAGCTTGCCGAGAGCGTCGCTCAGCGAGTCGCCGAGGAGTATCCCGGTATTGAAGCCGAGGACATTCGACAGGAGATCCTTCTTCACGTCACCGAGAAGAAGTCGACGTATGAGGCGACCGACTATCCCGATGGTCAGCTTCGGAAGAACTTCCGCAACGTGGCTATCAGCTACGCGGGCCGAGAGCGATACGCGTATATCTATCACTCTGCGGAGTACGTTTACACGTCCTCGGAAGTGCGACAGCTCTTCGATCGGGCGTTCTTCCAGCCGGAAATGTGGGAGACGGCCCCGACGAAGGATGACGGGGTTTCCGTCGCTTCCGGTGGCGTAGTGGTCGCCCTTTGGGATCTCGACCGCGCATATAGCGCGCTTCCCGTCCTCGACGCCGAGGTAATCGCGAAGCGGTACGAGCAGGGGGAGCCGCTTTCCTCGGCCGAAACGATGCGGCTTTCTCGGGCCGTCGACAAGATCACGCGAAGCCTGAATAACGGTGTCGTGAAGCGACAGAACGAAGCGAAGAGCTACAGCGGCCCCGGCCTTCGCCGAATCGGTGCCACGGCGTGAGCCGATACCGCCAATTTCAAGTGATCGGGTGGGACAACGGGGGCGCGGAACTCTGCTGCCTCGAATGCGGGGAGACCGTAGCTCAGGGCGGTTGCGCCTGTTGTCCCGGCCGTGAAGTAACCCTGTTCGATCTGGTGCAAGCGACAAGGGATCACGCTTGCCCCGGTCGAGTCTCTGAAGACGATTAAGGAACGAACCTCTTTGCTTTCCCATGCCCCGAACTTTGGCCCTACCGGCGAGACTGTGTATGAGCGTACCTATCAGCGAGTGAAGCCGAATGGCGACCGGGAATCGTGGCTCGACACGGTTACCCGTGTGGTCGACGGAAACCTTTCCCTGGTGCCTGAGAAGCACCGGAAGCCCGGTGAGCGGGAACGGCTCATAGAGCTTATGTATGACTTCAAGATTCTCCCTGCCGGCCGTCACCTCTGGGCTTCTGGCGTTCCCGGAAGGCAGTACCTCTTTAACTGCCATGTGAGCGGTTGGGGCGAGAAGCTGTCGACTCACTTCGAATTCACCTTCATGCGATTGATGGAAGGTGGCGGAGTAGGGGCCAACTATTCGAGCCGCTTCCTGAAGCCCTACGGGGCCCCTCTGCGGCCCCTGAACGTGCATGTGGTGTGCGACCCCGAGCACCCGGACTATGCGGCCATGAAGGCCGCGGGTGTGCTCTCTGATGACTACTCGCACGAATGGGGCGGAGCCTTCGCGGTCGAAGACTCGCGCGAGGGTTGGGCCGTCGCCCTGGTCGACCTTCTCGACACCTACCACCGCCAGGACGTGAAGCACGATGACAGGGTCTATGACGTGTCGCGCGTCCGGGGAGCTGGTGAGCCCCTGCGAACCTTCGGCGGTACCGCGTCCGGCCCTCGGCCCTTCGCGCGGATGATGCTCGACATTGCGGCCACGATGAACGGGGCCGTCGAGAGCGAGCACCTGTCGCCCCTCGGGGCGATGGAGATAGACCACGCCATCGCGGAATGTGTGGTGAGCGGCGGTAACCGCCGTTCGGCCCGCATGTCCATGGTCGAGTGGGACGACCCCCAGGTATTCGACTTCATCCGCTGTAAGACCGATACCGGTAAGCACTGGACCACGAATATCAGTGTCGTGATCGATGATCGGTTCATAGAGGCCCTGAACGGCTTCAAGGGTTGGGACCAGCATTCGACCTATGCGCCGGAAGCGCACGCGGCCCGAGTGCACTCGGCCACGGTTGCCGGAATGCTCGACAACGGGGAGCCCGGTTACTGGAATATCAGCCTGTCGAATGTCGGGGAGCCGAACGAGGTTATTGCCACGAACCCGTGCGGTGAAATCGCCCTCGAACCCTGGGAGAACTGCAACCTGGGACACGTCAACCTCGACGCGTTCGCGCCGAAGAAGTCGAGCGAGGATAGCGACCTAGAAGGAATCCTTGAAGCTCACCGACTGATGACCCGCTTTCTCATTCGCGCCACCTATGGTGACGTGAACGACCCGAAACAGCGTGAGACCCTGGCGAGGAATCGCCGGATCGGTGTTGGCCACTTCGGGGTTCAGGGCTATTTGGCGAAACAGGGCGTCCGATACTCGAAGGCCCCGAGCTTCTTCAGGTTCCCCTTCGAGCTTCGCATCATGGCAAACGAAGTGAAGGCCGCCGCCGTCGAGTTTGCCCATGACCTTCGTATCCCGGTACCGGTCAAGCTCACCACGGTTGCCCCCACGGGCACCATTGCGAAGATGCCGGGGGTTACTGAAGGCATTCACCCGATCTACGCTCGCCACTTCATCCGGCGCGTTCGGTTCTCTCTGGTCGACGCGGTACAGGCGGAGCGTGTAAACGCGTTCTTCGCCCAGGGGCACAACGTCGAGACGGACGTGTACGACAAGAGCGGGAATACCGTTGTGGTCGAGTTTCCCACGAAGGAAAAGCTGGTTGAAGAGGTCGAAGCCCTCGGTTTGCCGGCCTCGCTAGTCGAGTCTGCCGATGAAATCGGCTTCGCTGACATGCTGGCCTTTCAGGCCATGTATCAGAAGAACTTTGCTGACAACGCGGTGAGCTTCACCGTGAACGTTCTTCCCGGACAGCTCGACCAGGACCAGGCCGAGGAGACGCTAAAGCGGTTCCTGCCCGTACTGAAGGGAACCACGGTGTTCCCGGACCTCACCAGGCCGCAGAGTCCGTATGAGCGGATTACGGCCGAGGAGTACGAAGAGGCCGCGGCGAAGAGCGTTGACGCGTCGTACGACGAAGCGTGCGCTTCGGGCGCGTGCCCGGTTAAGTAACAGGCACGAACCTAGTATTTGGAACCGCCACCCTAGGCGCGAGATACTAAGCACAGAACGACAGAGGGGGCCGGTGAACCGGCCCGGCCCCTTCTGTCTCTCAATTCCCGGAAGGATTCCCCTTGAAGGTCACCCCTGTCTCTACGACCAGTGTTATCGAATTCCCCGAGGGTTTCGAGGCCCTGGCCGACGATCCGGATATGCCGGTGACGGATGCTGACGCGGTCGCAGAGTTCGCCGGTCGAGCGTGTTACAAGAGCTGGTCGAAGCCGAATCCAGACACGGCCGCGAACAGTGACTATCTCCGGAACATCATCCGACAGGGTCACTTCTCTGTTCTCGAACATGCGTCGGTCACGTTCTACGTTGAAGGCGTTTCCCGCGCTCTTCTCTTGGAGCTAGAGCGACACCGGTTCCTTTCCTTCTCGGTCGAGTCTCAGAGGTACGTCGACACCGAGAAGAGCCACCCCGAGCCCGTTCTTCCCCCTGCCATTGCGTCCGATTCCTCGGCCGCTGGTCTGGTCCGAGACTCGTACGCGTTCGCCCTGAACGATTACAGCGTTTTGGTTCGGCACCTGGCCGACCAGGGCTTGAAGCGGAAGGAAGCGCGCGAAGCCGCGCGGGCCGTCCTCCCGAATGCCACCCCCGTTGACTTCGTCGTGTCCGGGAATCTCCGTGCCTGGCGTGACGTCCTCGGCAAGCGTTGG